TATAATCTCCTCTATACCACCATCATAGAATGTCTTACGAATGATGTCTGCCCAGTCTACTAATCTCTTACAGAAATCTTTATCATCTACACCAACTGCATCAGCAACATTCAAAAGAATTTTCTGTTCAGCAGTAGGAGCAGGATAATCTTGCTCAAATGTTACAGGGAATCTTTCGAGGAAGGCTTCATTGAGCACATTAGTTCCAATAAACCGTCCGTCGTCTGAACCTTTGCCCTTAGTATTTGCGGTGGCGACGATGTTGAATCCTCTTGCTGGTCTAACGTATCTTCCGATTTTTTTAAGGAAAATTCCAGTACCTTCAAGGATCGGTTGGAGGCAGAGGATTTTGTTACTGGCAAGGTCGATTTCGTCAAGGAGCAATACACACCCCCGTTCCATAGCTTCAATGACTGGTCCATTGTGCCAGACTGTGGCACCGTCAACAAGGCGGAAGCCGCCAATGAGATCATCTTCATCTGTTTCTATAGTAATGTTTACACGAATAATTTCTCTCTTAAGTTGAGCACAAGATTGCTCTACAGAAAAGGTTTTACCATTACCAGATAATCCAGTAATGAATGTTGGATAAAAAATCTTAGATTTTAATATAGATTTAATATCATTAAAATTTCCAAATCTAATAAAAGTATCATCTTTCTCAGGTACTAAAGATTCCCGTTCAATAGAAGGAGAATTGAAAGAACGCTCAATATCCTCTACAACTTTAGTCGTAACTTCAAGATTCCATTTACCCTTTCCTACTTTATAATTCTTTATTTTTTTAGTTACTGTTTGGTATGAAATATCATTCAGAGCACAGAATCCTTTTACATCAGCAGTAGTAAACTCTGTACCATAAGTGCTTTTCAAAGAATCAAATATTTGATCTTCTGTCATCTTTGTTTGAAAAGTCATAATGTAGCGTTTTATTTATACAGATATTATAATAAAAAAAGGGGTCTTTATGACCCCTTAGTGGACAGTTTTTAAATTGGTCTATGCCACCAATTCCATAAATTCTCCCAACACTCTCTTATTCATTTTTTTACTCTTAAGACTCTTAGTAAATGCACGTTTAATTTGTGCCTTAGTTGCCTCATCACCAACTTCAAACTCATCATCATTTCCCAAGGTAGTGGACGATAAACCAAAATAACTATGATATCCAGAATTCTTAATAGTAAAAGATTTCTCCTTTCTCCATTTTGACATTATCTCATCATACTTTTCTCCTCCATCTCCAGAATAACGTCGAATAAATTGATTAGCATCACGATTACAAAGAATACGTATCCCTATAAAATTAATATCAAGAAAACTCTGTTTTAAATCCTTAAGAAGAAGATCAGTTACATCTGCCCAATGCCCCAATCCCTCACACGAATAAGTATGACCTGTCTTACGATTACGTAAAAAACAACGTTCATTGACATATTGACTTCCCATAAAAGAATTAGGTTCCCATTTACGCTGAAACTCCTTACTATACCTTAAAGGTGAAGATTCACCATCAGTAAGAACTACGCACTGAACCTTTTGAAGATTATTTTCTTTCTTAAATTGTGGAAGAATCTGATGTAATGTAATTAAAGCTTCATTTAATGGAGTACCAGAAAGATTCATACCAATAGGAATATTATAAGGTACAAATGAACTATTTCCCCAAGCAGAAGCAATACGAAATATATTCTTCATCTGATGTTCCAAAGTCTTTCCATTAACCTTGCTGGTAAACATATTCATTAAAGAAAATGTTTCTTCAATAAAAGCCAATCCTTCTCTCTTCTCATAAGCAAGTCTATGAATACTATCCTCAGAAGGATAATCATTAGTAAAAGCATATACCTCAAATGGAATATTAACCTTCTTACAAAACCACAATAAATTATACAACTGCTTAATAGTATCAAGCATCACATGTGTCATTGAACCACTCCAATCAAGGATAAATATTAATCCATGATTCTTACCATCAGGAACAACATTTACCTTTTTGAACAAATCCTCATTAAATTTATAAGTATGAAGTTTTGCAGTATTAAGAATCCCTGTTCTAGCAGTTGTAGAACGAGCATAAGCATCAGCAGATTTCTTACACTCAAACTCCTTAACCATATAATTTACTTCTCTTTGTGCGTGTTTCTTAAACTTTATAAAATCACAATCAGTCTTTTCATATAGATTATTAATATAAACATGTTCTGATTTATCCCAATCGTTTTGCTGACCTACAAAATCTATATCAATTCTATCATGAAGTAATTCATTAGAAATAACAATATCATTTAATTTTAATGTGGGTAATTCAAAATACACACTCTCAACAAAATTGTTACCTCCCAATCCTTTAATAGCATCTTCCAATGCATTAACAGTCTTTGCTTCTATATCACTAGTTTGTCCACCTTTAGCAGTTCCACCATAAGATTCTCCTTCTTCTGGTTCAACTGAATCTTCAAGTAATTCATCTAAGTCCCTTTCTTTCCGTCCATCATCAAAGAACTCTTCTTCAAAACTCCCATCCTTTTCTTCATCAGGCTTCGTAATTTTAACATCTATATCAGTTGATGTCTTTTCATTATTCTCCTTCTCCTCCTTACAATACTCATATAAAACCAATGCTGCTTTTTTTACATCATCAAAAGTTTCACACTTTTCAATTATACCGACAATCTCTTTTTCAATAGTTGAAAAAGATATAGGAAGGAACGAACCAACCTTGAAATATAAATTAGCCCTATCAGCAAGATTAAAAGTACTAAGATCTTCACCTTCTACCTCAAAGAAATCTCTATTATTAAGTTCATTATATCCATTATAGAATGATTTAGCAAGTCCAGGATATTTTCTCTTCATCATCTTCTCAATCCTAGCATCCTCTACAATATTCACAAACTGTTGAGGAACTTTAAGTGTTAGAAACCAATCCTCATCTGGTGTAAAGAGTGCATGTCCCACTTCGTGACCAACAAGCATATCATATACACTATTACTCGCGTTTCTCCAGAGTGGAAGTAATAAAACCCGTGTATGAACATTAAACTGAGCAGTTTCTACATTCTTATGTTCTACTATTAAATCCTCAGTAGCAAGAAGTTTGGCCAGTTGGGATTTGATTTCGTGCTTAACTGTCATTAGTGCCTTTGATTATGAACCTATTATACGAAGAAACCCCGCGATTTGCGAGGTTCATGTGACACTTTTTAAAGTGTTTCACTCTTGCTTTTGCTTGTCGCAACGCTTGAGGTTTAAGTTTTCGTTTTTGATCCTTCTTGGAATGATGGATCCAATTTGGAATGTTCATTTTTCTGCAGACTCATTAGAGACTATACGTGAAAATCCTTTTGATTTATCAAACCTTATGACACTTTCAAATTTGTCATGCAGGTCTGTTTTATGCGATATAACAAAAATGTTTGCACCTTTGATTATATATCTAATAATCTTCAAAAATTCTTCTGTTCCAAATCCATCAAGAGAACTATCAAACACTTCATCCATTATAAGAAGATTGGTATTGGCAGAATTCTTTACCCTTGCAACTTCCCTCCAAGTAAAGAGTAATGCTAAATCAATCCTCATCTTCTCACCTTCACTAAAAGAACTATATGAAAAGTCTTCGTGAATTGGTGATTTTACAGTCTCATTAAATTCCTCATCCAATGTAAAATTGATATAGAAATCCATCAGCTGAAGGTATCTATTAACCTGCTGATTGATGAATGGAAGATACTTCTTAATAATTTTAGTTTTTACGCCATCATCTTTAAGTAAAGAATAGGCAAAATTATAATAGAGAACTTCTTCTCTCTTAGTTGCTAAATCTTCTAATGTTTGTTGGAGGGTTACTTTAAAGTCCGCTAACTTATCGTGCTCAATATTTCTGTCTGCAAGTTGATCGGTAAGTCTCTGAATTTCCGATTCCAAATCTCCGATCTGTCTCTGACATCCAGAAATTCGCGTATTGTTTTGAGAAATGCCATTGTTTAGTTTAGTAATCTCCTTAGATAATTGGTTAAATTGGCGTTCTCGGTCTTGTTCTAATTTAATGGTCTCTTCCAGGTCTTTGTAACCTTTCTGTAGCTCCCTTGCTTTATTTTGAACGCCGTCAATTCTATTTAAACGAAACTCTTCCTTAAGAGATTGTGTACATGTGGGACATACTTCATTTTCTTCAAAAAACTTATGTTCCTTAGCAACTGTGGCAACTTTTTGAGTAATTTTACCCTTAAGATTGTTTAGTTTTATTAACTTTTCCGATGCACCAGTAACATCTTCTTGCTCTTTTATGAGGTCAGAAATATTTGACTCTATTATTTGATTATGTTCTATATGAGTATCTGCCTCAATGGATAATACTTTAATTTTATCATTCTTTTCTTGTATATTTTCCTTACTTTGCTCTTCTAATTCCTTAATAAAATTATCCTGCATCACCATCTTATCTTTAATATTATCTTTCTTAAGATTTAAAGTTTTAGTTTGCTCTTTCTTCTCTCTAATATTATCCCTAATAAGACTATTCATTGCAGAGAAAATTCTAATATCTAGAAGATCTTCAATAACTTCTCTACGATTTGCACCAGTCAATTGCATAAAAGGTACAAAAGTGCTACTACCTAAGATCACAATTTGAGTAAATGATTTATAATTTAACTTTAAAATACTCTCCTCTAATATCCTCTGATTTACACGATCATCTGCCTCCCTATGCAAAGGGTTTCCATTAACTTCAATATCAAAAAGATTTGGTTTAATCCCTCGACGAACAAAATAATCTCTATTATTTGCATTAAATTCTATCTCAACAACGCAACCCCTCTCATTCGTTGTATTGGTTAATTGTGGTTTATTAATTTTACGGAATGGTTTATTAAACAATACAAAGGTAAGTGCATCCAGAATAGTAGACTTACCAGCACCATTTGTACCAACAATCAAATTTGTATGATGCTTTTCAAAATTAATCTCAGTGAACTGATCTCCAGTTGACAAAAAATTACGCCAACGAATCTTTTTAAATGTAATCATGGTTTAGGAGGAATCACAATATCATTTGGAGTAATAATACTATATTTGTAATTGTGAAATTTGCAAGTCTTAATTGCGAGTTCATCATCAACTTCCACTACTTGCATAGGATTTTCATACTGAGGATCATCTTCTAACATTAAAGCATACCTTATAGCATCATCTTCTGCTTGAAAAAGAAACAAAACTTTATCCCCATACTCATCATCTACAGCATAGGCACCATCATTTCTTTTGTCTCTAAGTGTAAGAAGATACACTATTCTACCTCACAAGCTTGTTTGTAAAGATCCTGAAAGATGTTTTTAATAATACTCTTGTCTAAAGGCACCTCTGCCTCATCAATATATCGATTTAGAATAGAAATAGTATTCTCTTCCTCATCTATTTCAAAATCTTCATTTTCACTAATTTCAAAATTCTCAATAATTTTAAGATCCTGTACTCCAACAGAATAAAGTTTATCAATAAATTTTTCAAAATCCTTTGGTTTGGATTTCTTGCGAACAATCACCTTTGCAATTTTATTCTCATATTCAGTAGCATTAAAGAGTTTATAATTAGTATCTTCATAATAAATGTTATAAAATAATTTATAAGGATTGTCGACTGAAGTATGGGTGAGGGTCTCCGTATCAAAGACATGAAATCCTCTTGGATCATTCACATCATTCCAAAACATCTCATATGGATTACCCAAATAAAATATCTTTCCATTATCAGATCTAGTGTGAAAATGTCCAGAAAATACTTTATCAAACTTATCAAACAACCCTATATCCATCCCATCCTCCATCATATGCCCACGAGTTGCCCTGAAACCATTCAATTCCAAATGACCCATAACAACCTTCGCATTGGTCTTACTAATAGCATCCAACGCCTTCTGATAGTTCTCACTACAAATCCAAGGCAACATCAAAATATCTAATCCACCAACATTTATTGTCTGTGGTGAACTATACAGTGTAATATTTGGATAATCTGTTAGGAGTAATTCGGGAGAATTTACACAATTAGTATTCTTATAATAACAATCATGATTACCAACAATTGCATGAACCTCATACTTCTTCAAAGGTTCAAATATAACTCTCTTGGACCACTCCAAGCTTTGCAAATCAATAGACTTTCGACTATCAAAGATATCACCCATATGGATGACAGTATCAATAGGATTCTCTTCTAAGAAAGGGAAAAATATATCATTATAAAATTGTTCAAAATAATCATGAAGATGCTTAGAACCCTTTCTAGCACCATAATGAGTATCTGTTATAATAGCAATCTTCATCTACTAGATTTATATTGGATATTATCTTTAATTGAATTATATTCAGAACTACTACCAGAAAGAGCAGTGTCATCAACAACCATGACTTCATCAAATCCTGTTCTTTCAATAATCTTTGTTTTAATATCTAATTGCTTTTTCTCTTTTTGAATACGTCTAAGAAAAGCATAATGAATAATTTGTGTAAAATATGCAAAAGGATTTCTTGATTTTGCTGGATCGAAGTTATGAATGTATTGTACACAATTTTCAATACCATCAGAAATCATATCTTCCCTAAACATATAGTTTACGAAATTTGGTTTGTATGATAGATGAGTAGCAATCTTTAAAAAGCACTCTCCAAGATAATTTGTAATACGTGGTTTTGGTAGTTCTTTCTCCTTTGCTACCGCAACCTTTCCTCTATAAACAATGAGTGCTTCCAGCAGTTCTTTATTATTTACATAGTGCTCGGTTTTCTTTTTGGGCATAGCATATTACTCAATGAGTATAAGTTCTCTTTATTATAACACAATAATAAAGGCTTGACAAGTTTCCTAATTATCAGTAGAATAACCTTTGTGAGGGTTGATAGGGAATATATTAGCTTTCTTTAGGTTTTATTATTTTAAATAATTCTTCAAGTTTTTTACGAGCATTGTCTACTGAAGAAACATATCCCATTTCACTAGATACTCCTACTTGCCCAAATGGTTTATATGTATCTATTTGATCATTAGTTAAAAAATTATTATAAATTTCAATAAGTTTTTCATCAGTAGATTCTGTCATTGTAATAACTCTATCATGCTTTATCATAAAAACATCTTCACTAGATAAATCTATCCATGGCTTTATTTTAATCAAATGATTTCCATTATGATTGATCATTTTTATAACAACAGGATTTTGTAGTATAATAACCGAATCTTCATAATTTTCATCAATAGAAATTAAAGCAAATATCTCTTCTCCAGATATTAACTTTATAATTGAATAAAATTCTTCTCCCATATCGGCCATTAGTTTTTAAGAGGTATGTTTACAATATCATAATTGAAATTTTCTTCGTTATAGACTTTAATTCGTTCTATTAAATGATTTAATGTGTAATTTTTTCTAGATTTATAACAAATATCATCAGCAATATCATATAAAGTTGCTTTCACTTTTCCGTTACCTTTTCTGAGTACTCTACCAATTGACTGAAGGTTTCTAATGCGGGACTTACTAGGCGACGCAAAGATGACATTGTGCAACCGCTTAATATTAATGCCAGTACTAAAAGTGCCGTAAGACGCAACGATGATAGCATTGTTTTCTCTTTCCGTTATTTCACGAATTCTTTCTCTATCTTCTGTTGCCACGCCACCGTGAACAAAGAATACTTGGCGATTTTCATTTGTATTATTATTTATTAATTCGTATAGTGGTTGACCGTGCCCTTCTACTCTAGCGTATAGTATTAAAGTATTACCTTTTAAATCAATAGCAAGATTTTTAATAAAATTATTTCTCCGCCCATGAGTAATAATATACTGAACTTCATCCTCAAATGTTTCAAACTTATTCGGTGGATGTTTCAATAGAAGCACATTGATATCTAAAGTTGCAACATGCCCCTTTTTCATTAATTCTTCAGTTTTGATAATTTTATATGATGGTCCAAATAATCCTTCCAGTACCCATTTATGTGTCTGAGAACCATCTAATGTACCAGTAAATCCATAACGATACTTAGCATCTGCTAATTTAGTCATTATGGATACTAGAGATTTTGATTTAAATTGGTGTGCTTCATCTCCAATAACAACATTAAATCTTGCAAAGTATTTACGAGGAAGTTTATAGATAGATTGCCATGTCGTAATAATTACCTGTGCTTCAGTTTCTCTCTCTTTACCAGCATATATTTTATGACAATATGATCCAACGTTCCAACCATAGTCTGCAAAATCTTTATACATCTGCTCTACAAGAGAAGTCGTCGGAACAACTATCAGAATACTTTCATTTTTGTCTACATAGTATCTCACTAGAGAGTAAATCATCAGAGATTTACCGCTTGCAGTTGGGCTTATCAATAATTTTCTATTGTGTCTTAAAGCATCGTATACTCCCTCAACTTGATAATCTCTAGGTTTATATTTGCAAACAGCATTCATATAATCTTTTACACCTTCCTTTGAAATCATTTTATTGACTTCAAAAGGAAGACCATAATATTGATTTTTTATAAATTCATACTTATATTCATGATCTCTACAAAATTGAATTACCTTATCTAATAAACCAGCATATATTTGTCCATTTTGAGTATTGAATAGACGAATTTTTCCATCCCAGTATTTCTTTTGGTACTGAGGCATGAACTTAGCACCAGGAACTTCAAAAGTAAAGTAATCCGCTAATTCTTAATAAACATGAGGTTCTGCCTGAACCTGAAGATAAACTTCGTTCTTCTTTGATATAATCAAATGTGACATACATCTAATAATCAATATAAAAATATTTAGAGGCATAAAAAAAGAGGCATTTCTGCCTCTTTAATCATTTAATCTTAAGATTTAGTTCTTTTCAGTAATAAGTTCAAACCATTGATTACTCATACCTTTGATGATTTCATCTGCGTTTTCTTTGTCTTCTGCATATCCTTCTTCAATCAAATGATTAATCACTACATCATACTTCTCATGGATTGCTTGCATTTCTTTAGGAGTAGGCTTCATTTTCATATTTGACTCTGCAATTTTATTTAGCTAAATCCAGATTGAAACTTATGCCATTCAATAGAATTCTTAATTTGAAAAGTCCTATTAGATATATTTTTAATAATTTCCTCTAGAAATTTTAATGTGGCATCATAATATCTTATCTTAAGATCCACTTTAGTTAATCTCTCATCTGCCTCCATATACCTCTGTATTGCATCCTTTTCCCTAACCTTATACGGAAACGGTTCTTCTACATAAACCTCTGGTTCTGCCTTTCCTGTGTAGTAATTATATCTTTCTAGACGAATTTTATTATATTGATCTCTTGCCTTTTCACGCAATAAAGTAATCGTATTATAAACCGTATAATACTTGCAGTGTAATTG